TAACGACTGCGCTCTCCGCAGCTCGGAAGACATCTGTCCTAAGCTTTATCAAAAGCAATCCAGTTTCCTTTCATGCTTAAGGGGATTTTCGCTCCAGACAGATTTTTGGCATTTGTGGCCCTGATGGTGTTAACAAGATATTCTATCTTGTTAGGATAAAGTGACTCATCGTGAAACAAGTCCCAATTACCCGCGACGGAGGTTGTCTCTACCTCTTCTTCCACCAGCCTATTTTTCTTCTTTGTTATGTATCGTTCAGCAAGGCATCGTAGGATTTTTTCCTCACTGCGACTTCTTTTTTTTGTCATCGACCTCCAGCTTTTGTTATGAGGCCCAACCGGTATGCGTTTCCTAGGCTCGAAAGTGAATTGAGCCCAGGTACCACCCGTTCGGGTGCTCTCATAAAAAAGCTTTGCAGCTTTTATCTTCTGAAGATCAATGGCTTTTTCACGCAATCTCTCCACCTCCGAATTCATGACCTCGGTCTCTTCTTCTCTAGATAGATCATAGCCCTCTGGGACTGTGACTACTGGGAAAATATTGAGACCGGGATCACGCAAGGCGAGGGGGCCAAGTAATAAGGATTTCTTTATCTTCTTGTCCTTTCTCACTGCGGCCTGGTACGGGAAGGGTAGCTTCCAGAGAAGCTTATCCTCCTGCCGGGCAAGCAACCCAGCATTTGCTCGTACAACCCTTATAAAAGCCTTCATAGTAGATGTCGCTTCATAGGCAATACCTAAAACATCACTAACGTCAGGCTTCATATAGAGAGCATTTGCGTTTGTTTTTTTCTCTTTTACGGTACCTTTTGAGGAGAAAAGAGTAGAATTTATCTCGGCGTGTTCTTCCGAGGTCCCACTCTTCTCTTCATTGACAATCAAACCTATCGCAGACCCATTCCGTATAATGGCATCCTTCAAGTTTGAATTCCTCTTAGGCTCTTTCAGTAAGAGATCATCGCCGTTGATGAGACAGCGATGCTGGGTCCACTCGTTAAAACTTATGACCCCACTCTGCAGGAGTTCGACTAGTGAAAGGTCTACTAAAGACTTGTTAATCAAACAGAGCAAAGGAAAGCTCATCGCGCTTCCCATAGGCTGCCCCTTTTGAAAAACCTCATGATCCTCGGCCTCAACAGGAGCTCCAGGAGCATCCCTTGACGCCAGTTTTAAGGTTCCGAGGACTCGTAGACATCTTTTTTCGTCAAAAGAAAGACCCTCTGCAGAGTCGATAAGAATTTCAATGGCAGCTTTGGTGTAGGCCGACTTGATATTGTCGGTAGCCCCTACATAGTCAAAACTTAAAAAGGAGCCATCTCCATTCAAACCAGCTACTCGATCAGGAGTCGGGTCCCCAACCAGTAGCCATCCCTTCCTCTCTAACATTGAATAAAGAGAATTATGAAGCGGTGTTAGCACTCTCGTGTTATAACTGCTATAGCAGGTCACGATACGTGGCTTCCCCGAAGAGAACACGAGGACGTATCGGCAGAGGTCACTAAATTCCTCTTTATGCCAATTACCCCCGTCTTTCACCGCCTTATTCAATGTTGCGGAGCCGTTCGGGATATACGGCCCCTTATTCCTATTCCAACCGATCGGGATATTGCACCTTAAGGCTCTCCTGAACTTATCGAGGTGATCATTGTCAACCTCAACCGGTTGTGCAAGGGCTTCTTTCCATTCGCCGAGTTTTCCGTCAAATCTAGGACGGCAAACCTTACAGCATGACTTCTCAGCCTTCTGTGAGGTTTTAATACTCAGCTCGGCGAGGGTGGAAACCTCAACCGGAAAACAAGAACGTACAGCGGATCTAAGATGACCGCATTCGATACGTTCAGGGAGGAGTTTAGTGTCTCCTTTAATCCCAAGGTCTTCTGATAAAAACCTTACTAAGGATATCGCCTTTCCCCTAAGGCGAGTGCTCATGGTGCACTTCTCAATACCATCGTCATCCTCCAAGCAATCAAACTTGTTGTCAGAACGGTTTGAGGAATCTTGAGACTGCGTAGACACAGAATCGTCTAACAGATCACTGGAAGAATCCAGCTTCAGGGATCGACGCTTCCCTTCTCTTGCGTTTCCACGTCTTTTTCGTTTTGTCTCCTTGACGTATCGGAGAGTTGATGCTGCCAGAGGTGCGCACACATGGCACTTGCCCGACCCACAGCATGAGGGACTTCCTTCGTAATCCAACTTAGCCGCTTCCCCATAGTTGGCGGAGCCGAAGCTTTGGGGGATTGTGAAGCCCTTAATACTCAGTGAAGTTTCATGAGGATCGACACCCTCACACCGGAAAAAGCCATCGGGAGCGAATCTCAATGGTGAAATATAAGGTGTGTATGTCATTTTATGGTATTTCATGGGTTTCAATTCGTATTTTATAGACTACCGCGTCCCCGTGACGTTGTCTTGTTTTTGTCTTTTCGTGTACGGGTTGAATCCCACCACGGAGCATTTACAGTTTTGTCTGTCCCCGAAGGTACCAATTTTACTGAATTGGTAAACAGTATCCGCTTTCTTAAAGGCGTGAACGGCAAATCCCTTCCTGGTCCGACTCGAACGGACTGTGATGCCAGCCGCGGGCTGCTCAGCAGGGGGTCTAGATACCCCACCAATATTTCACTAACCACTCTCACTAGTCGAGTAGCCAGACTTACAACGGCGCGA